CCTTGAAATCTGCTCCCGCCGCCCCCGACATATTGCCCGTTCCCACGAGGGCGTCATCGACATAGAATTTAACGGCCGTGAGATCCGTGAAATCAATCCGGTAAATGTTATATGTCGATGCCACCAGCGTGATTCCCGTCGAATTGTCATCGTCGTCCGTCGTATCGTCATCGGTCTCCCAAAGCAGCGTTGTGTTAGCGCCACTTTCGAGTCGAAACCACGCATTGATTGACACCGTGTCAAGTGTTGCATTGTGCGCACTGGCAACACCCCAAACCGCCTGCACAGTTTCCGTGCCGGTCGTCGGCAGCGTCGTGAACGTGAGCCGCGCCTCGATTACCAGGCCCTGATTGATCGACAGACCTAGGTTGTCGCCAAAATGCAACGCCCCAATTTCCGAGTTGTCGTCTGAATCAAGGATTATTGCCAGCGCGCCATTGGTCACATCGTCGGAGAGGGCAATCCCTGTGTTGAGATTCGTTTCCGTGGTGCCCCAAAAAACCGTCCCGTATGCCTCGCCGAGAAAATCATCGTAAATCTGGATAGGGTAAAGCGTCTGGACGATTTCGCCGGTTGCGTCATCCCAATAGACCGGCCGACCGGATGTAAAGCGAGAATACTGATTTCTAATCATGTTTGTCCCTCCCTGCCGCGTCGCGGCATCCTATGGATAGGGAGCCGGGCAACCCGCTATTGGGTCACCCGGTACCTCACCAGCGATTTAACTACTCAAGCGCAGTTACGCTTTGGCCCTTGGTATAACGCGGTTCCAGAATGGCGATGACGATTGCCTGTCCCGTCGCACCGGTGGCGTCATCGGCAAAGTCAAGGGTGAGCCATTCCTCGCCGTTCGCCACATCCATGCGGTCCGCGTCTACCTCGACAACCAGTAGGTAATTGTCATATGTGCCGTGCGTCAGGGTGAGCGCGGCGCTCGTGGACCAATCGCCCAACACGTCACAGTCCGCCGACCCCTGCGCCGCCGAACCGAAAGCGTATTTGAATGTCAGAGCCGATGTACACGCCGCGGCGGTTTCCCCGGAATACGCATACAGAACCGGGGATGCCGTTCCAATATCGGCAAGCTGGATTAAAAACGTCGCCCGGTGGAAATTCTTCATGTTGATGGAATCGCTGACGTTGTGGGCTGCCGAGTTGAAATCAATGTCAACACCGACCGGAACGATTTTGAAATTCTCAAGAAATCTCATTGTTCATACCTCCTGTTACCCGCGCTTATGCCCGCGCCGCCAATGCGACGAACGGCGACACGGTACCGCTGCCTTTGTAAGGCGTCACGGCCGAACTCCACCGGGGTTGCCCGTCAAAGTAGTAAATGAACCGGTACGTGTCCTGGTCGTAAATGAAATTGACGTGAATACTCATTGCCTCTTCCACGTCGCCCTGGTCGCAGCATACGTACTGCGAGAAATCACCAAGGATGATGTCCCCGAGGTCGCCGAGGGTCGGACACTGTTCAATGGCGATTACCGGTGCGCCCTTGATCCGCATGATTCCCTGCGCATCGTAGGTTACGAAGCGCGGTTCAAGCGCCGCCGTACCTGCGACAATCGAAAGTTCGTCGAGCTGAGGCCCGCAGTCCTGATTAATCAGCCAGACGGGATTGCGGCCGCGAAAACGCGCCCACATTTTCGACAGGTTCTTAGTGTTGATCGTATCAGCCGCCTGCCCGGTTTCTTTCGCCACCGGCACGAGGCAATCGGCATTCAGGATGCCCAGGGCAGCACCGGCGCCAGGGCCGTTGATAACAAGATCCTGGCATTTGAAGGCGAACTCTTGCCCGAAGAGATCCTTTACTTCCTGGCCGAGGAATGTCACGTTCTTGAACCATTCCCCTGATGCGTAGAAAAGACCGGTCAACTTCTTCGGCTCAATTTTGATCTTGTTGAATTTGGTCTTGCTAACCGTCAGCGAGTCCAGTTCGGCAGTCGTGTAAACCCGCACCCCACCCCCGCGTGAACCGTCGGCCCTGCTCGTTTCGTCGATGCCGTATATTTCAACAAACTGTGTCGCCGTGAGAGTCCGCTTTGCACAGCGCGGCAAGACCTCTGAGTTGTTAAACCCGGCAGTCATCAGATCGACAACCGTTTCGCCCTGAAGAAAATATCCGCCGTCCGACGGCGTTGCGATGGTAAAACCGCCCGTCGCCGCCGCCCGATTCTCACGAATCGCTGCCTCCTCCATTTTGGTAATATGGCGTTTTTCCGTCTGTTCAATCCGCCGCTGCGCAGCGTCGATTTCGCTACGCTTAACCTTGCCCGCAGGCGCCGACAGCGTACGAATATCAGTCAACTGCTGCCCAAGCTGGCATGCCGCACTGCCGCGGTAAATCGGCTGATCGACACCCTGGATACGCGCCGTATCGGCAAACTCACCGGGCGCCACCGTTAATTTCTCGATAACAAGATCCTTGAACTCCTGAACGGACTTACCCTCGGCGATATACCGCTGGGCGTCCTCCATGAGATCGTGCTTGCGAGCCATGGCGAGAATGTCGTTGATTCGCGCCGCCGCCCGCGCCTCTGCCGCCTGTGCATCCCGCTGCGCTGCTTCACGCGCCCTGGCACATGCCGGGCATGCCCCGTTTACGAGTTCAGCGCCGCAAATCTGGCATTTTTCCATTTTCCGTTTCTCCTCATGTTCTGGTTCTGGGATTTCCACTGTAATATCGCGTTCTGATGCCGCGTTATCACGCCCCACGCCTACTGTCGTATCCGCCGGAACGCTTACCAAGCTGACCTCCAACGGCTCCCAATCCGTCACGCGGTACGTGTTGACCGTGTCCCTGCCGCCGTCCACGTTTTCCGATTTCACCAGCGTCATGCGGTGAACGTCGTAGCTCACCGAAGTATTGACGCGGATTCCGTCGATCACATCCTGGAAGACTTCCTCGGCCCGCGCACTCCTCCCGAAGCGTGCCAGTGCCCGCCCTTTGCGGTCCTGTCCGATCCAAGCCTTTTCCACGACGCCGACAAGATCACGAGTGTTGTGATCTATACAAACCGCCCCGCCTGCATTCATGCGGGCGAGACGACATTCCTCCGGTTGATGTCCGAGAATCTCCCATCCGAAATACCGCTCATATGGTTCCTCGGAAGAAAACGAAAGCTCTACCGTCCGCGCTTCCACGTTGATCGTTGAGGTATCGAACTGCGCCTCTCGGTATTGCCGACCGATCTTGATCTTAGATTTCTTGGGCATTCTGCACCCCCTGTTCCTGCTCATGTTCGGCAGCCGGTTCTCGGCCGCTGAAATCAACTCTGATGCCGTATTGCTTCGCCAACGCCTCATCCTCGGAAATCATCTGGTACACGTCCTCAAGGTCCATGTTGAAGCGCTCTTGCACGATCACGCGGTCAGGCTTCCACCCGGCACGGCGCACCTTTAGCTCGCCGTCAATGTCCTTGCTGGGGTCAACCCAATCGAAGACGCGCCCGCGAAAATCAGGCGCGTTAAATTTGTCGTACTTGGCGTAAGGTAGAAAGGTCCGATTTGTAAGGAGGAGCATTTCAAGCCATGCCTCAAAAACCTGCGTCACAAAGTCAGAGATCATCCACCCTTGAATCGACTTCCAGGCGTCGCGCTCCTCAATGGCCCCGCTACGCATGGAGGAGAAATTGACACCCTCAAGATCGTTCGCAAGACTGTTGTAGGCCACGCCCAGGCCAGAGGCTACGCCACGCAGACATGCTTTAATGAATCCGGCATACTGCGTTGTGGGATGTTCCGGCATGAACGTCTTGAAATCCTTGTATCCGCTCGGCAGCTTCTCAAAGATTCCGGGTTCTGCTTCGGTGATCGGGTTTCCCTGCTCATCCTCGTCATCGCCTACGATTTCCGCCCCGCCCTCTTCGTTCGGGACGTAAAAGCCCATCTTTGATGCGCCAAGCCGCGCCGCGATGAGTTCCGCAAATTCGTATTCACCGACCTGATTCAACCGACGGACAGCCGTGTGCATCCACGGGATACCCCGCCCCTGTGTTGGCCGTTCGCAGACGTAGCAATGAATGATTTCGTTTGCGGGGATGCGCTCATAATCCCACGACGAAAATTTTGACCGGAAATAGTCTCCGGGGTGTTTCTTCCGCAGATGATACGCAACCGGCCTATCCCATGCGTCGTATTCAATGCCCATACGGATAAGGTTTTGCTGTGAATCGGCCCGGTTATACGATTCGTTGAGGAGATCGGCTTCCAGGTTCTGGATTGCAAATCGCCACGGGTTGTCAAACCCTCGGATTTTCCGGCCAAGAAACTCACCATCACGTGCAACGGTTTTGATGAATAGCTCCTGCTCTGCTATCCATGAGAGCCGCCCGTCAACGGTGCAATTCCCCTTGCGCCCCCACATGCGCCATTCGTTTTCGATAATGTCGTTCGCGAGCTTGTCGAGCCTCCCGTTTGCGTCCTTCGCCTTGTTTTGCAGGGTGAATCCGGTGCGCCCGACGACGGCGAGCTTGCACATGAGAAAGAACTTCTTCGCGTAGTCGTTATTCCGTTCGAGTTCGCGTGAGCGCGCCCGGATGGTCTGCAATGTCGAACGGAGTTCCGCGTCACCCGTCGTGACAGGCCCCAGGAATGCCGACATAAGCCGGTCTTGGGATGCCGCGTCATAATTGCGCCTGAGACGCGTATATTTCATCCTGCTTGATTGCGACTGAGCGGGCACAGGCACAGGTGGCGCGTTGAATTGCTCTACTTTGCGGAGGTAATCGGAGACGGCACCCATGGGCATCAGCTCGGATTCACGAAACGGGTTAGTATTTTCCGGCCCGTTGCACGACCGGCCTTCATGTTCGCGGGTGCAAGTTCGCTCTCGTATTCACGTTTGTAAATTTGCCGGAGCTTGATAAGGACTTCGATTTGCTGCGCCTTAGACCGGCCAGCAATCGCGTAGGATACGAGCGATAGGGTCGCCGCCGTGCCCTTGCCCTCAAGTTCCGCCTCAATGGCGTCGAGCATCTTCTTTGCGTGACTGCGGTTGTCGTAGAGGGCTTCGCGGGCGGAGATGTTGTCGCTAAGGGTGATGCGGCCGGTTGCAATGGTGTAGCGGGTAGTCGAAAGTGTCGCGGTGAGCTGCCATAGGTAGTCACCGGCGGTGTAGAGCGCAGTCGTCGCGGCCGTCGCGGTAAAGCAGAAATCGTCCGCGTTGTCCGCATCCGCGCTTGCGGTGATGCTGAATTGCCCGAGCTTGCCGACTGCCGAGAATTTCAGCGTCCATCCGTCTGATGCCTTGATGTCGGTATACTCAACGTCGCCGTTGTCATTGATTTCAACGGCCTGTACGCCACGCCGCACCCATGATACGGTATCGCCGAGAATTATCTCCGTCGGCTCAGGGTAGGTATCGCCCAATCTGTAGCCCTCGCGAGGTCAAGCAACCATCGCGGGACGGCCTCCCCTATGGATACCGCCCCGCTACGAAAGGAGGTCGCTATGGTGGCTACAGAGTAAACCCGGTTTTTGGCGATGTTCGTTTTTGGGGTGTAATTGATGGGTCTTTGATGTATGATTGACGTGTTATTGACTATTGACAGGGGGTAAAAATGGCGCAGGAAACGACACGGAAAGGTGGGAAGTGGGAAGCGGCTGGCTTCGGCTTGTGCGCACTTGGCGTGGTTATGCTGGTCAGCGGCGCCACCGGCAGCGCGGCATATGTCGGCGAGATCGGCGCCGGGGCATTATTCGCCGGCCTTGCGGTATTTCTGGTTGGCCGGTTCATGTAACGTCCAGAGCCGCATAAATTCGTCTATATTGTCGGCATGAGCCGACCATCGGCGGTCCTCATAGCGAGCCGGGAGCCCCCGCTCTATCCAGATTTTGAACGAGTGTTGCCCGCATTTGAGATATCCGCAGATTTCTTTCTTCGACAGCAGCAATTTTCCCATCAAAACCCCCTTCCCATTACGTTGCGCCCACGTCCGAACCATCCCGTCCGCTGCGGCCTCGGCATCCGTGCCGGTCTCGCGGCCTGCCGGGGTATCATGGACTCTTC